GCAGAACCTCGACAACGCGGTCGACTTGCTGTTGCAGCGGATACGGGGCTTGCAGGGCGACAAGACGCACGGCGGCCGGTTCCTGAGCGTCGGCGAGGTGCCCCGGATGCCCGGGGTCCATGTCATGTTCGAGGACCCGGAGCACTCGATCGACTCGGCTAAGGCGCTACTCGCCACCGTCAGCTACGGTGCCGACGATTTCGAGATCGACGATTAGCCCGGAGTACTCCGCGACGTAGGCAAGGCGCGCAGGCAGGTACTCGCCGATCCGGTACGCGACCGTGCGGCCCCCGGCCTTGATGCGGAGTTCCGCCCCGGTGTAGCCGTGCGGGTCGCCCTCGCAGGCCTTCCCGTCGCCACGGAGTTCCGCCCACGGGGATTCCCCGGCGTCGACCAGGCCGACCAGCGGCACCGCGATAAGCACCCGCCTGGCGGACGGAGCGATACGCAGCCGCGGGCCGTTCGGCGGGTCATCCACGAACGCTACGAAAAGCTCGCCGACACCTCCCTCGTGACTGATGACCCCCGGGCAGACCAGATCCATCAGATGTTCCCCGCTGGGCTGTTGCGCGGCGCGTACGTCCCGGGGTGTACCGCATTCCTCGCACGAGCCGTAAAGCGCCAGCCTGCGCGCCGCTTCGCCGTCCACCTCTTCACCGTAGCCCGCTGACCCGGAGGTTCCCGCATGACCCGTTTCCGCAACACCTCCGGTCAGGTGCTGATCTCGCTGGACTTCGGCGTGATCGGCCCCGGTGAGCTCGTGCCCGAGGACTACGACCCGAAGAAGCACGGCGTTCTCACTGGCTGCGAGCAGGTCGGCAGGAAGCCGAAGGACCCGCCGGACGACGATGCCGCCGGCGACGACAGCGACGCCGCCCCGGACAAGCCCCACGGCAGGCACAAGACCACCGGGCAGGACAAGGAGGCAACGGAATGACCTACCTGTCGCGGCTGACCAAGCTGGGTCTCGCCAAGGAAACCACCCCGAACACGTACCTCGCGCCGACGGTCAGTGTGCCGTTCTCGACGGCGAAGTTCGTCGACGTGATCGCCCCGCTGAGGGACGAGAGCATCCGGGCGAACGACTCGGTCGTGCAGGGCATCAACCAGGGGCCGGCGTACACCACCTGGGACCTGGCGGTCAACGGGTACGCCGACATCCTCGGGCATTTCCTGCGGGCCATTATCGGCCCGGACACGGTAACCGCGGGCGTGAGCACGACCCTGACGGCTAACGCCGCGGCCGGGGCGACGTCGCTGAGCCTGACGGCGAGCGTCGCGACGGGCACGGTCCTGCAGATCAGCGACGTCGGCGGGGCGAACCTGGAGTGGGTGAAGGTCGGTACCGTCACGGGTTCCGGCCCGTACGTGGCCCCGGTCACGTCCCCGGCGACGGGGACGAGGTACGCGCACACCGCCGCGGGCGGGGCGGTGCTCAGCCAGTCGACGCACCTGTTCAAGCAGAACCGCACCTTCGCGACGGTGTGGCCGACGTACAGCTTCACGACGGATGACGGCACCGATCAGCTTGGCTGGCCGGGGTGCGTCGCGTCGGAGATGGCGATCAAGATCGACCCGAAGGGGTTCGTGACCGTCAACCCGAAGTACAGCGGGCTCCCGTCCGCGACCCAGTCGACGTTCGCTTACGCGGCGAGCGCGGCGCAGCCGGTTGTCGGCTGGAGCTGGACCGTCACCAACGGGGGAGCGGCGAGCACGCGGGGACTGACGTTCGACTTGACGCTGAAGCGGGCCGTCGAGGTCATCGACTCCTCCGACGGGACGCAGGGACCCCGCGAGATCTTCCCCGGCGCCATGGAAGCCGACGGCACGTACAAGGCGATCTTCGAAAATGATCTCGATATCTCGCTGTTCAAGCAGTACGTCCAGACCCCCACGGTGCACACGCTGACGCAGCCGGTAGCATCCGGCGGGGCGGTCCTGGCGGTCACCATGTCGCAGTCCGGTTACACGACCGGCGAGGTCGACCTCGCGAGTCAGTACGTGCAGCTGAACCAGGCGCTGACGGGCATCGCGAACGCCACCGACAGCGGCGTGACCCAGGTCA